ATCCTAAAACATATTTGTCTTGCAAGCCTAATAGTTCCCGATTACTGATCCAGAAGAGCTAGGATGCTGAATAAAGCGAACGAGATAACGAGTTTCGTCTGCGATGTGATCTTCTGCGTCTGTATTTATATCGTCCATGTCTTTATCATCACGAGGTAATACAGGAACTGTCTCTATAAACCATTTACAATGCTCGAAGATGAAGAGTCCAGGTCTCTCACGAGGATACAATCTTTTCTCTTCATTTACTTTTTTCACGTTCGGCCAAGCATTTTTCAGCTTCTGACGCATTTGTGTCCAGCCTGTAGCACGACTTCCAGGACGTTTGTCTGCTGGATTCCATCTAATTCCTGGATATTTGAAGCCATCATCTAGTCGAACCTTGACTTTCATGTCTGTAGCAATGCAATTTCCATTTTCAGCAGCAAAAATTTGCGAATCTGCTACTCCAGGCTTTACTCTGCACCAGTTTTCAGCTTGGCGACGCCAACCCCACTCTAATTCTCTCTTAACTATACCTTCTGCGATCTCTGATGCGAGCAGATCTAGTCCTTCATTGGGCTTTCCAGTGCATCCATACCACTCCCGCACACGAAAAACGTCTCCACGAACTGTAGATCGCCAAGTTCCATCAGGCCATTGCACATCTGATCCATCAGAAATGGCCCACCACCCAACAGAGAAAGGTTTTGACGCGCCCCAGTCAAAAGAACGAATAATTCGCCAATTTTCAGGGATTTCAAACACTGGAACCACATTCCATTTCGGGTCCCACACATCGTCAAACATGCCTCCGGAGACGATGTCCCAAGAACCTTCAAGCCAAGCTGCTCTTTCAGCCGCATTACGAGCACTTGCAGCGATTTTCTGCTTATAATCAGGGTCAGCTTCCAAAAGAGCAATATTTTCGTCAATATGACTATGAATACTTAGTCTCGGTGGCTCTTTCATGCCATTTTCATCGACCAAGTCTTTCCGAACAATCATATTCATCACTCCAGGTTTGAAGCGATGTTTCACCCAATTGTGTCCAGGTCCATATGGGTTAGTCGTTGAGCGAACCATACGAGGCATACCCTTTTGTGAGCTTCGACAGCATGACATCATGCGTTTGTAACCCTCATCAGTCGGCCAGTTACAGAGCTCTTCCCATCCGATCCATGGGTATTCGTGTCCGTGATAGTTCCAGTAGTCATCACTCTTCATAAACTGACGAAGAAGAAGCTTTTCACCATCAGGCCAAGTCCAACTCGAATCAGATTGATTGAACTTCGCTTTCGGCCAAATTTGAGGAAACCATTTCTGTGTTTTCGAAATCACATCACCAAGCTGCTTGTAAGTCTGCCTGAACAGAATTCCTTTCCAAGCTGGTCCAAATCCTTTTCCAATATGCATACCGAATGACATAAGCAGACAATCTGTTTTCCCGCCTCCGCGAGTCCCTTCAAACAAAACTTCAAATATCGGAGTTGTCGAAAGAAAAGCCTCTTGGCTCCCCTTCATGGGTCTCCAGACAACATTATCAGGAAATTTCATTACTCTGCTCTATATCTTCACAATATTCTACCATTGCGTAGTTCTCTAAATTTTTAGCATAGAAGAGCAAATCCCTAACATTGGGCTCCCCTATATAAATCGTATCAATCTTACCACAGCCACAAGGGCAATCATACATGATCACCCCTCTCTTCGCTCCTAACCTCTGTGATACAGCAATGGCTTCGTCAGCAGTAAGAATCTTCAATACAGGAAATTCTGTAACTTCGGACACGATCATAATCCCAATAAATAGCACTCGTGCGCGCCATGTGATTTGACTATGTCAAAGGTAGCTCGTCTGAATAGCATAAACAAGCCTGAAATTCCGGTGATTCTTCGTGGATTGCCATAAAGTCCCATTCTGGGCAAAAATGAACTTTCTTCTTACCTTGTTTCTTATAATATTCTGCTAAGATTGCTTCATGATCCAGATTTTCTGTCATACTCCAACTCCCATAAATCGCGAAGTTCGGCGATATCGATTTCTGCTTGTTTCTGATCAAATGATGGTTTTTTCTCCCAGAACTCTAATTTCCGGTCACAAATAACCATTTCCTTACTGGCTTGATGTCTATCAATCATATTACCATTACGCAAGGTCAATTTTAAAAAGAACCAATTTTCTAAATGTCTTCGAAATTGTCTATTGGAGTCTAACTTTGAAAAATCGGGCATAGCTCCTGTGCGAATTTCGTTTTCATTGTATATGAGAAAAGCCATATGAGTCCATCTCCGTTTTTTATTTTTGGAATGCAGAAAGTGTCGGGTTGATTGACAAGTGGGGTGGAGGGAGAGCGGCCTACAGCCCCTAGCGGCCTACAGCCATGCTAGGGGCGGGGTAGTGCTAGGGCAGGGTTGCCAGCGTGGCAAGCAGACCGGCATAAGTATTGCATAGCACGTATGCAACAAACGCAACGCCCGCCAGTGGATAGAGAATATGTAACATTTTGCACCTTTAGGTTAAGTGTTGCCCCTGCCCTAGTGGCAGGGGCAGGGCAGGCTTAAGCCTTGCTGTTAGGGGCAGGGACAAGCCAGCCTTGCTTGGTGTGCGCAAACCAATTGGCGTGGGCATGTGCTGCACCGTTGGGCTTAGCACTAGTGCCCCAGCCTGTGCTTGGTTGCTTGCATGTGCTGCCAGCGGCGTTTGCGGCAAGCGCACTAGCATATTGCGCTTTTGTAAAGCCTGCCGGATTTGCCTTAAGCAAGCCTTGTGCTACTTGATAACAGTATGCGCGCACACTACCACCGCCTTGCGCTTTTGCAGGCCAGCCCCCCATTATATAAGTTGGTGCGGTAGGTGCTGCGGGCGCTGCGGTAGGTGCTGCGGGCGCTGCGGTAGGTGCTACAGGTGCCTTAGCTTTGGTTGCAGGTGCTGCGGTTTTAGTGTTTGCGTTTGCCATTGTGTTAGTGCCTTTTGCTTGTGTTGCGCCGTTATTGGCAATTACATATATGGCAGGCAAATGTGGCAAAATTAAGGCCAAACTAAAAGAATTTAAAATTTTTATTGCTGCGCTGCGGCATGTGTGGATGCTGCGGTGCAGCAAAATGAGGCGAGGAAAGAAGAAGAAGATAATGATTTTGACGGTTGAAGAGACGATCGGATTGACCGACTCGGTCAATCAATCACTCGTCAATTTTTGAAAAGAAGAAGATGATAGTCGCCCAAAGAAAGAGTGAGGACCGAAGCCCTCACTCATTTCAATCGTTGATTACTGCTTGAAACTAAACAGAACGAACTTCTTCATCACCATTATAGAGTGTGAATCGCAAAGTGTCACCTTTGCACCGAGGCCGAGGACCAGATGCGTGGAGAGTAACATCACCACATGGACGCTGTTGACCCCCACACCATCACCGTGCCCCCCGCGCCCATACTGTGCGACCGACAGTGATCTTGCCACCAAGAGCCAGATACTCTTCTGTCATTTGGGCAAGAGTTTCACGCAAGAACTTCTTGGGCAGGTTAAGCGTGTAAATGTGGGTTTTACGAAACGGGCCATGTGATTGATTGTCCATCGGTTTTACCTTTCTTTGTGCAGGCATTATTACCCACCTACACAGTAGAATGTGACGCGGGGAGAACAACCCATCTCTTCTTTATCTTCATCCTCATTTATCTCTTCTTTATCTTCATCCTCATTTATCTGAAAGATATTCGAAGAAGAAGATGACTCAAGAGAAGACCGAGTCAGAAGAACTGACTCGGCCGATTTTACTTAAATGTTGCCGATTGAAGGCTGGCAACAATTCTTTTGGACATCATATGACATCCTCCTTAGTGAGTTCTCTTATCGTGTTGTTGACCTCTACAGCATAGACACCAGTTTCATCAATCCTGGTTATGCGATGATCAACGAAGCCAATGCCGGGGCTGCTTGCATGTGCGCGAACGATATCTCCAACCTTGTTGTTCTTCACACTATCTTGGTAGACAGAGTAAGGGACTTCTCGGCAGAAATGACCATGACCCGGTAGAGCATGACCATTCTGGTCCAAGTGATTATAAGACCAGACCTTTGGTGAGTAGAGCTTGATTTCCATTTGGTTTACCTCGTTGATAGGCACCATTGCCTACCTACACACTAACACAGGAACACACACAAAGAACAGTTCTATTTATCTCATCCTGTGAGAGCAGAGGTTCGAAGATGAAGATGATAATATAAATCATCTGACGAAAGGAGGATGACGACTCGGATAAACTCACTCGGCCGATTTTAGGATTGATCTACTCGGTCAATCGTCTTCATCCTCAACATTTATCAAGAGAGGATCCGGTGTGACATTTTTCATGTTCTGGAATTTCTTTTCCCAATCATCAATTGACAACATTTCTGCTGGAGCAACTAGAACACCACCAGAATGATTGACAGAGACTTCTTGGCGCTCTCTATATCCAGGATCATGCTTCTTCAATTCTAGTTCAATGAGACGAATCGGATAAATTGTCTCTTCAGAAACGAGATTACCATTTCTATCATAACTCTTCTTTATCGTCCCATTAAAGACAAGATCTTGCTGATGCCCAATGAGTTTCTCTCGATACTCTTCCTCAGCAATCAGGAGAGCTTCGGCGAATTCTTCATCTTCGTGTATATGAGCTCGGACACATTGGGTCGAGACTCCCACCTTAGCGGCGCTCTCTCCCATTCTTCCCCACTTCCGGTATTCTTCCAAGAATATGGCTTTTTCTGTATCCCCAAATTTTATCCGGGACATTTTTATCCGACGTCGCCACTCTCCATCCTCATCCTGGTAATCCACGACTACTGGTTTTGATCTTCTATCCAGGAGCGAAATTGGTCTCCTCCTCACGTTATTATTGTCATATGTGTCTTGTGTGTATTCGTCAGTCATCATTAATCACCTGCATTCATATGATGAAGAAAGAGACGAGATCTCTCGCTTTACAGGTTATCTCAACCCAAACAGAAATAACAGCCCTAAATTCCCACAGTTTATACTGAGTCTATATCAAATAAAGTATGGTCAAGCTTCTTATCCCTCAACCCCTTGTTTTTATTGGTAATATTATATTCTATTTCTTTATAAAAAGAAGTAAAGAGATAAGAAGTCTGACCATACTAAAAACCCAGCAGACCACAGCAACCTCCCGCCGCCTGCCTTGGGCTTACCACAAAAAAACTGGTGGTCAAGCTTCTTAACAAATTAACGTCTTATCGCGACGCTTAACCCATTGCAAATGAACAATAAGACCTATATAGGTTCAGCCATACCTAACCATACTTATAGGAGTAGATATGTTCAACAAGGCTCAACCATCCCGCCCAGAAGTAGATGAGGAAGGAATTCTCTGGTATAGAACTCAGCCTAAAGATCATATCAGATTTCCACGATTTTACTCTATCCACCATCTCGTTGCAGTCCTAAGACTATACAGAGCCGCCCGAGAAGGAGCAATCCCATCTGGAGCAAAGATCGGAGACGTTTATGATTATTGCTTTTTCACTCAAGATCTTAGAAACACATCAAGCAAAACATCAATGGGACATGCAGTTGTGAACTCAGTCCTTTATGAACCACGAGTTCTAAAGAATAGGAACAGGAAAGGTTTAGGAGTTTCGATGACCTATATCTTTCGTAATCCCATGGACCTAACTTACGGATTGGAGTGGCAGATCTGCGCGCCGTTATTTCACTGGATGCAGGTGAATAAAGAAATCACCAAAGAGCACACATATGAGGACATGCAACAGATTATGCAAGATGCACTTGACGAGATAGCAACATCAAGTGAAAAAGAATATTTAAATCTTTATGAGACACCACTCGTCTCGGATAACATCTTGTATGTAATGAAAGAGCCAGATTGGCGCGAATTGTTGGTCAAGTATCCCGAAAGGAAAGTCGATCAACATATCAAGGAATCACAAGTGTTCCCAAGAAAGAAGCCAATGCCCTATTGAAGTTTTTGCGAAAGGAGGCTCGCGAACTCAGTGTTTGAGATGATGTCGGAGGCGTGGACTCGCAATTGTTTGAGGATCTCTT